CGCTCCGAACGGCCGGGTCAGTCATCGAGCAGTTCGGCACGCCCGAGTTGCGCGAAGTCTTCAACCTGACCGGAGCCGGGGATCACCCCGCAATGGTCAGATTCCTCAATCGAATTGGCACCGCTCTTGGCGAAGGCAAGCCTGTCGTGGCGCAGAAGCCCGTGCCCCAGCAGACCTCCAAAGCCTCGCGGCGTTACGCCAACTCACTCAATGGAGCAGCATAAATGGCTGGTCAATTCGCAACCTTGGCCGACTGGGCGCGTCGCGTCACGCCCGAAGGCAATATCGACGACATCGCAGAACTCCTCTCCCAGTGCAACGAGGTGTTCAAAGACATGCTCTGGCGCGAGAGCAATCTCCCGACCGGGCACAAGTCCACCGTCCGCACCGGCCTGCCGAGCGGAACGTGGCGCGTCCTCTACCAGGGCGTCCCCTACACGAAGTCCACGACCGCGCAGATCACGGACGGGATCGGCATCCTGGAGGCGTACAGCCAGGTTGACCGCGAACTCGCCCGCCTGAACGGCAACGTCGCGGCCTTCCGCATGTCGGAGGACAACGCCCACCTCGAAGGGCTGTCGCAGCAGATGGCGACCACCATCTTCTACGGCAACGCCTCCGTCACGGCGTCGGCCTTCACCGGCCTCTCGCCGCGCTACAACACGGTCTGCACCTCGACCGCGCAGAACGCGGGCAACGTCCTCGACGCTGCCGGCACCCAGAGCGCCAACACCTCGCTCTGGCTCATCGGTTGGGGCGACGAGACGACCTTCGGTATCTTCCCGAAGGCGTCGCAGGCCGGCCTCGTCTTCGAGGACAAGGGCGACCTCGTCCCCGGCTTCGACAGCAACAACAATCGTTTCGAGGCCCTGACGAGCTTCTTCCAGTGGAAGGCCGGTCTGGTCGTCCGCGATTGGCGTTACAACGTCCGCATCGCCAACATCGACGTGAGCAACACCACTGTCGGCCTGCCCAGCAGCACGCCGCCGGACCTGTTCGCGCTGATGAGCAAGGCCGTCGTCCGCCTGCCCACCATGACCAAGCGCGTGTCGGGCATCACCGAGACGGATGCCCCCGACGAAATCTCGCCAGGCATCGCGCCAGCATGGTACTGCAACCGTACCGTGCGTGAGTATCTCGATATTCAAGCGATTCGAGACAAGAACGTACTGCTTCGTCCCACGGAGTATGCCGGCGAGCCGATCGTCGAGTTCCGTGGCGTGCCGATCCGCGTGGTGGACGCTCTCGTGTCCACCGAAGCGCGCGTCGTCTAAGGAGGAACCCACCATGTTGTTCGACGCAAACCTCATCTTCTCGAACTCCACCTCGGTGGCGACCTCGACCTCGACGGCGAGTTCGGTCATCGACCTTGTCAACAACCGCGACCTCGGCAACGGGGCCGGCGTTGCTCTCCCGCAGATCTGGGTCAGCACCACCGGCAGCCTCGGTGTCACGGCGGCCTGCGCCTCGGCAACCCTGAACATCCAGTTCCAGGGCTGCACGAACAGCAGCGCCACCACGGGCAATTGGACGACCTACGCCGAAACCGGCCCGATGACCACCGATAGCCTCGGTGCCCAGACTCGCATCGCCCTGTTCGACTGGCCGCTCAAGGCCAGCGGGGCGTCGATGCCTCGGTATGTCCGCCTGAACTACGTCATCGGCCTCGTGGGGGCGACGGTCGTTTCGACCGGCTCGCTCTTCGCAGCGGTCGTGATGGCCGGTCAGGCGAACCAGGGCGGCGAGTACCCGAGTGGCTTCTCCGTTCTGTAACCACCTCCCTGCGGGCTGAAGCGCAACCCGTAGCACTGGCCGGGATTGGTTCACACCCGATCCCGGCCACTTTCTCAACAACCGACAGGTCGATCCATGTCGTACAACCAGCACGAATATCCGATGTATCGCCTGCTGAAGCCCTTCTACGCGGAGGACGATGTCCTCTATCAGGAGGACACCGAACTCACCTACGACGGCTGCCCGAACGAGTGGATGGAGCCGCTGAACGAGTTGGCCCGCCGTCGTCTGGAGGCGTACCTTCCGTCGATCACGAAGAAGACGCTGGACGAGCGGGTCTACGACGCGATGCGTGATCGCCCGCGCGTGGAGGCGATGCAGCAGCAGGCCGTGCCGATGAGCGCGCCGTCGCAGGTGCCCGAGGTCCAGGCGACCATCGTGATGCCGAAGAAGCAGGCGGACGTGCCGCTGATGCCGAACATGAACATCGAGGGCCAGAAGCCGCATCGCGGCCCCGGCCGTCCGAAGAAGGTTCTCGCGGCGCAGGTTCCGCATGCCGGCGTTCATTCGCTGCGACCGAAGAAGGCGATGGGCACGGTGATCATCGAGACGCCCATCGACAACGGCATCCCGACGAACGGGATCTAGGAGGCTGATATGGCGTTGTACTATGGTGCCGCACCGCGCACGACGACCATCGTTGAGGATCGCACGACCGATCCGTTCGGGGCGGCTGCGGCGCTGGTCGCCACGCCTGACGGGTGGTGGGCGAAGGTTCTGATGTAGGGGGCGGTCGATGACATTTGAGCGCATCGGCAAGCATGCCATCGCGATCCGGCGATATGATCGCGGCACATCGCTGCGTCCGCAGCATGAGGCGCAACGCTTCAAGATGGACGAACGGCACCGTGCGGAACGTGAGGCGATGATCGCCCGCCATCAGGCAGAGATTGCGGATCTCGATCCGATGGTCATGCTCGGGGGCATCGACCGGATCGTGCGGGAAGCCCGTGCCGAACTGGACGCCCTGGCCGCTTACATCGAGGAAAAGAAGCAGGAGGTCGCCTGATGCCTCCCGTGTCGCAGGCGCAACGCCGGCTCATGCAGGCAGCCGCCCACCACAAGGGCGGCTTCGGCGGTGTGTCGCAGAAGGTCGGCAAGGAGTTCGAGGCCGGCGACAAGGGCGGGAAACTGCCCGAGCGCAAGTCGAAGGCCGAGAAGCGATACGGCAACCCGCGCAAGCGCAAGTCCAGCCCGAAGGCCGACTACGAGAGTGCCGGCAGCGGCATCGACGGTGGGAGTTAGTCATGGCGAAGAAATCGTTCATCAAGAAGGATTCCCCGGCCGCCGTGAAGGCGATGCTGCGGGCGAAGGGCGGCGACAAGAAGCCGGCGAAGCGCCCGATGGCGGAACGCGCGAAGTCCCGCTACGCCAGCAACGCAGGCTGACCGATGGCGAAGCTCTCCAAGGCACAGCGACGGTATGGCGGCAGAGCGGTGCCGGCTGGCGCGTCCATTGGACCGCCTGACGAGGTGCCCGTTGCCGCCGCGCCCGGTGGTCCCGGCCAAGATGCCGGCGGCATGGGCGGCCCTGGTCCAGCGGGGCCTCCCGGCGCACCACCGGGCGCACCCGCCGACAACGCGCCGCCCGATCCGTTCGGCCCGATCAAGGCCGCGCAGGCGATGATGTACGAGGCCAACTTCATGGCCGCCATCAAGAAGCTGCCGACGCCCGACGACCCGAAGTTCACGGCGCGGCTCCGCGAGGCGATCAAGGCAGCCGGCGACAAGACGACCGCCGCCATGATGAAGCAGGCGAAGAAGCTGCCCGAGGAAGGGCCTGGCGTCGCCGCCGCCCCTGCGGCACCCGCCGCAATGCCCGCCCCCGTAGCCGCACCCCCAGGAGCCTGACATGGCCGAGATCAAGAAGTCCCGCTCGGATCGCCGCTACGGCAATCCGCCGAAGGCCCCGAAGCGCGGCGACGTGCAGCCCGACACCACGCCGGGATACACCGGCCCCACGCCGGCCCTCAGCGCCGGCACCCTCGACATCCCCGTCAGCGGGACCGCCGCCACCAAGCCGGCCCGCTACACCGCGCAGGCAACTAGCTCCGGGAGGACCGCGTGATGGCCGGAACCTCGCAGATGGTCGATATGGCCAGGACGCCGCCCGCGCCCGAGAAGGAAGCGCCGCTCGTCGATATGCAGGGAGAACCGGACTACCCGTTCGGCCTCTGCCTCTGCCTCACCCAGGACGAACTCGACAAGCTCGGCCTCGACAACGATGCCGAGATCGGCGACCTCCTCGACATCCGCGCCTTCGCAAAGGTCACCAGCGTGTCGAAGAACGCGAACTCCAACGGCAACAGTTGCCGCATCGAGATGCAGATCATCTTCATGTCGGTCGAAAACGAAGAGGATGAGGGCGAGGACGTAGAGGCGGGGGAGTGATTGGATGCGCCTTTGCTCTACGCCGGGAATGACAGCCGCCTGATCGTCAGGGCGGCAGAAGGAGCCGCTCTTGGTCGATAAAGTGTCGGTGTGCAATGCCGCGTTGCAATTTATAGGCGCGCAAGCAACCATTTCGAGTATTGACCCTCCCGATGGCTCCCAGGAAAGCAACGTCGCCGCCCTGTTCTACCAGCCGCGCATCGACGCGCTGCATCGGACGGCTAATTGGAATTTTAGCCGCAGGCAGGTCGTTTTAACTCAGCTAAAGACGGCCATCTCCACGACCGCCACGCCGGTCCCTCTCGCCGACCGCCCGCCCGCGCCATTCCTGTTCGAGTACGAGTACCCCGTCGATTGCCTTCGGGTGCGGTACATCCCGAACTTGTATCTCAATGCGGGCACGACGCCTGCGCTGACGAGCGCGCCGAACTCGGCGTGGCCGTATCCGTACTGGCAGTCGGTCCCGGCGAAGTTCGTGGTTGGCAACGACACCGATGTGAACGGCAACGTCATCAAGGTGATCCTGACCGATCAGCCGCAGGCGCAGATGGTGTACACGGCGCGGATCGAAGACCCGAACCTGTGGGACGCGCACTTCTACGATGCGGCGTGTGCGACGCTGGCTGCGTGGTTCGTGAACGCGCTGGCCCGCAACCGCGCCTTGATGAACGACATGATCAAGATTGCGGACGCGATCATCGCGGAGGCGCGCAGGACCGATGGCGACGAGGGCCTGACCAACGCGGACCACATCCCGGATTGGCAGCGCGTTCGCGGCTCCAACGCGGTGGCATGGGGTGGACGTTGGGCGATGTCGTTCGACGCCATAACGTGGCCGGACGGGCAGCAATACTAATGGCAAACCTAACGGACAAGTACAATACGAAGCTGTCTGATTCGGAAGAGCAGCAGTTTCAGTCGTGGGCGCTACAGAATGGGCGAACCAACGACACGATGGACTATGACATGCGCGGGTGGTGGAAGGAGAACGCCAAGAACGGAACTCCTGCGCCGGGCCAGCATTTCACCGATAAGTACAAGAAGCCGAACCACCCGACATTCTCGGATGAGAGCATCTATCACGGCAAGGATGGGAACAAGGGCGGGACGTGGGGCGGAACGGATGCGGCTCCTACGTTCAAGCCGAGCAAGACGAACCTTCAGAACCTGACCCGCGAGCAGTTGCAGCAGTATTTCCAGAATGTAGAGCCAGGCGTGATGCTTCTTCTCCCGCCGACCAAGGCTCAAAAGCGATATGGAGCGCAGCCCTAACCCATGGCCGTCGCCGTCATCCAGGCTGCCTTCGTTGCCGGCGAGTTAAGCCCCTCGCTGTATGGCCGCGTCGATCTGTCGAAGTACCATGTCGGCGCGTCCACGATCCGCAACATGTTCGTGCAGTACCGTGGCGGCGTATCGTCGCGGGCGGGGACGTTGTTCGTCGGGCCGAGCAAGACGCCGGTATCTGGTGGCCATCCGCCGCGCCTGATCAAGTTCCAGTTCAGCCTGACGCAGGGCTACGCGCTGGAGTTCGGCGACAAGTACATGCGGGTGGTGAGCGAAGGCGCGTACATCACAGAGGCGTCGAAGAACATCACCGGCATCACGCAGGCGAATCCCGGCGTGGTGAGCGTGACCTCGCACGGCTACTCGGCTGGCGACTGGGTCTACATCAACGGCGTCGCCGGCATGACGGAGGTCAACGGCAAGACCTATCTCGTCGGCACGACGGCGAGCGGCACGTTCCAACTGAAGAGCGACCTGACTGGCGGCAACGTCAATACGAGCGCCTACACGACCTATTCGTCTGGCGGCACGGTGGCGCGCGTCATGACGGTGACGACGCCCTACGCCATCGCCGATCTGGTCGATCTGAAGTACGCGCAGTCGGCCGACACGATGAGCCTGGTTCACCCGTCCTATCCGCCCTACGACCTGACGCGGACGGGGACGGCATCGTGGTCGATGACGGCGACGACGTTCACCGCATCCATCACCGCGCCAGCGACCATCTCGGCCTCGGCCAGCGCCACGACGGCGAGCTTGCAGACGGCCTACCAGTACGTCGTGACGGCGGTGTCGAACACCACCAAGGAAGAGTCGATCGCCTCCCCGATCGCCACGGTGACGAACAGCGTGGACATCGCGGTGACGGCCGGCACGATCACGGTGAACTGGTCGGCGGTGTCGGGCGCGGACAGCTACAACGTCTACAAGGCCCCGGCTGCCTACAACACCTCGATCCCGACCGGCGTCCTGTTCGGCTATTGCGGCACGGCGCTGAGTACGTCGTTCGTGGACACCAACATCGTGCAGGACTTCAGCTTCGTCCCGCCGACGCACCAGAACCCGTTCGCCAGCAGCGGCAGCTACCCGAGTTGCGTGGCATACTTCCAGCAGCGGCGGGTGTACGCCAACACGAACAACAACCCCGACACCTACTACATGTCGCAGCCGGGGGCGTACAAGAACTTCGACACCCGGATACCCACGACCGACGCCGACGCCATCACGGGCACGCCATGGGCGCAGCAGGTCAACGGCATCCAGGCGCTGGTGCCGATGCAGAACGGGCTGATCGTGCTGACCGGCAACGGCGCATGGCTGGTGAGCGGCGGTGGCAACAACGCGGCGATCACGCCGGCCAGCCAGAACGCGCAGGCCCAGGCGTACAACGGCTGCCACGACCACATCACGCCGATCCCGATCAACTACGACGTGCTGTTCGTGCAGGCAAAGGGGTCGATCGTCCGCGACCTGTCGTACAGCTTCTACATCAACATCTTCACCGGCACCGACATGACGGTCCTGTCGAGCCACCTGTTCGAGGGCCACCAGCTTGTGGACTGGGCATGGGCAGAGGAGCCGTTCAAGCTGCTCTGGGCCGTGCGCGACGACGGCATGCTGCTCTGCCTGACGTACCTCAAGGAACAGGATGTCTACGCCTGGACGCGACACGATACGGACGGGCTGTTC